CCCCCCCTCCCAGGTGGCTGGCTTTAAATATATATATGTCCCTCACAAAAAAAAATTTACATGAAAATAGTTAAGATAAGACCTGACATAGAAGACCCCTTAGAGCCACCAGAAGGCTCTCTAAGCGATTATATCGTTATACAGATAAGTGAGGGTGAGGTATCATACAAAAGTACCTTAGAAGACGAAAACGCGCTATTTTATATTGACCTTTGCAAACATATTATATTAAGAGATTGGCTTGGAGATAACCATGATTAAAGTTGATACGGATGAAACAATATCAGATGCTGATTACGAATTGATTGCAGCTTTTACTGATGCTTTAATTGACCGGGATTCTTATGCTATGCATGAAGTAATCGATATCGTAAGAGAGCGCATGATAGGTGAGTGCGTTTGTTTGGAAGAAGAGTGCATCTGCGGGAGTTGGTAAATGCCAAAAGGTCATGTTCATAAACTGGATAAAGCTACCAGAGATAGGCACTTCCCTGAAAAGAATGGTGGCAAGGGAAGTCATGCTAGAAAGTCTACTAAAGACAGTAGAGCCGCCTTTAAGAATAATTATGATGCTATTGATTGGGGTAAGAAGTGAACAACATTGAATACAATCTAATGCCGCAAGGGCAAGTGTTGCAGGATTTTGCTGATTGCCGCGCTAGGAATTCGTTTATCATGGGGCCGCTAGGATCAGGTAAGACAGTTCAATGTATTCTTAAACTGTTTGACCTGATGTGCGAACAAGAGCCTGTACAAGATCCCAATCACAAGCACTATGGTGTTCGACTATCTAGAGTCATTGCTGCGCGAAACACTTACTCTGAACTATTCTCTACTACTATTAAAGACTGGCTAGAGATACATGGTGAGCTGGGCGACTTCAAACAAGGGAATAAAGAACCCCCTACGCATTTTTTGCGATTTAACTTGGAAGATGGAACGTCCGTCCACTGTGATGTCGTGTTTATCGCATTTGATCGCCCTGAACACGTTAAGAAAGCAAGGGGTATACAGACAACTTGGGTGTGGCTAAACGAGACTAAAGAGCATTCTAAGGCTGTTTTAGATATGTTAGACCTACGTCATGGCCGATACCCCTCGAATAAAGAAGGTGCGCGTCCAACGCATCACGGAATCATAGGTGACAGCAACGCCCCAGATGAAGATCACTGGTACTTCAAACTAGCAGAGATTGAACGACCAGAAGATTGGTCATTTTTTAGGCAACCCGGCGGCGTTTACAAGGATGGTGAGGACTGGAAGGTCAATGATGACGCTGAGAACCTGATCAACTTACCCCAGGATTACTATAAACGTGGCCTAAACGGTAAGACTGACGACTGGATCAAAGTTAATCTAGCCAATGAATACGGCTTTGTGTCTAACGGTAAGCCTGTTCACCCCATGTACACAGACTCTGTACACTGTCAGCACCTAGACTTTCAACCAACCAAGGACTATCCCATTGTCCTCGGCTTTGACTTTGGCCGTACACCGGCCTGTGCATTCTTACAACGAACCTCTATAGGAAGGTGGGTGTGTTTTGATGAGATGGTACTTACCGATTCAGGTGCAGTGGATTTTGCTCCGACACTCAAGCGTTATATTGAAGAAGTGTATCCTGACCATGAATTTAAGGGGTGGGGCGATCCTAGTGGACAGAACAAAAATCAATCAAACTCAGAAACGCCGTTCCAAATTATGCGGGCGGCTGGCATTCCCTGCCAACCTACACAATCAAACGATCCATTAAAGCGTAGGGCTGCACTAGAAGTCCCTATGAAAGAAATGTGTATGGATGGGAAGCCAAGATTTACTGTCTTACCTAAAGCGTCGATGATAAGAAAGGGGCTACAAGGTGGCTTCTGTTATCGTAGAGTGCAAACAACCGGGGAAAGATACACGGACGAGCCAGATAAGAATGAATATTCGCACCCGGTAGAAGCATTAGAATATGCATTGCAGGGTGAGGGAGAGGGGAGATCCGCCCTTAGAGCCTCTGGCAACTTCACAAAGCCTGTAACAGCAAAGGTAAACTTTAGTGTCTTCTAAGTTATACGTTGTATTTGAAGATGATGAACTAAATTGGTGGAGTCCCTGGTTAAAGAAGGGATGCCGTCATTGCTATGTCATTAAGCCATCAGGGCAAGGATATATAGTTTTTGGTAAAAATCGTGACGGATTTGATTTATTCACAACAACTGACGAAAAGAGTATAATCGACAGTAACTATATGATTCGCAGTTATGAGCCAAGAGCAGGGAAAAGACCGCTGTTTATGCTCAATACCTGTGTTGGACATACCAAGCAGATATTGGGTATAAGAAACCCGTTTATCTTAACACCCTATCAACTTTTAAAGTATATGGAGAAAAGCAAATGGGATTCATGAAAAGACCTAAAGCTCCTGAGCCAACTGCTCAAGAGATAGCAGTAGAGCAGCGGCAATCTCGGATGATTGATGAAGAAATTGCGGAAACAGAGAAAAGATTAAAAGCTGTATCTAGAGGCAAGCTAGGCGCATCGTCTTTGTTAGCGGGAACGGGGAAAGAAGCACCAGCGCCCAAAACAAACAACGCTAAAACAAACAAACCAAATATGCCTCGCGTAGGTCTTGGAAGGATGGGTAGATGAAATTGCCACCAGAGCTTGGATCACTTGCTGATCTAAAACGCAGGGAGGCAAAAGCATTTGAGCGCCAATCTATGTGGCATGACCAGCTAGATGATGCGTATGAATACTTTTTGCCTAATAGAAACTTATTTGAAGATAGCCGCCCCGGTCAAAAGAAAATGGAGCGTATATTTGATTCTACTGCTCTGGAGGCAATACAGCAGGGTGCAAGTAAACTGCAAGAAAACATTGCCCCTATATGGGCGCACTGGGCTACTTTAGAGCCGTCTATTAAAGTAAAGAGACTGCTAGAGTCTGGCGAGTTTAATGTATCGGAGATCGATATACGAAAAAACCTTGAAGACCAAGCTGAAATTATTTTTGATTACATCAATCGATCTAATTTTGGTACGCAGTTTTATGAACATGCGCTTGATCTGTTAATAGGTACTGGAACGCTTAGAATCGATGAAGATGAGAGCGATGAAATGCCTATCATCTTTACTGCTATCCCACAGAAAGGTATCGCATTTGAAGAGGGTCCATACGGTAATGTCGAAACGCATTGGCGTAGATTCAAAGTTAAAGCCCGTGACCTAGAAAGAAAGTGGAAAGGATTTCAGGCATCGGAAACTATTAAGAATAAAATTAAAAACAGCCCTGAAAGTGAAGTCGATGTATGCGAAGGGGTTGTATATCTGCCTAAATCTAAAACCTACTACGGGTGTTTGTGGGTAAAGAAAGAAGACAGAATAAGTTGGATGGAAGACTTTGGCGCGACTAGCCCTTGGGTTACCGGGCGTTACTCTAAGGTCTCTGGAGAAATACGTGGTAGAGGTCCGGCGTTGCAAGCGTTGCCAGATGTGCGATCGCTAAACAAAGCTAAAGAGTTTGTATTACAAAAAGCCGCTATTGATCTAGCCGGAATGTATACGGCAACAGATGATGGAGTGACTAACCCGTACAATATATCGATTAGTCCTGGAGTAGTTATCCCGGTAGGATCTAACAACAGTTCAAACCCATCTATCCAACGATTAGATACAGGCAGTAATCTGGCTCTAGCACAGTTTGAAATCGGTGAGTTGCAGATGTCGATTAAGAAGGCGCTGTTCAACGATTTGCGTGATCCAACCGGGGCGGTGCGATCTGCTACCGAGGTGGCTATCGAATCAAGAGAACTAGCAAAACGTATCGGCTCTGCATTCGGGCGTTTGCAGACTGAAGTATTAGTCCCTATTATAAAGCGTGTTGCAGCCATTCTAACTCGAAGAGGGTTAATACAGCCTCTACAATTAGATGGCCAAGACATTGAAATTAAATTTACATCGCCATTAGCGAGAGCGCAGGATGCCGAAGACATACTTAATGTACAACAAGCCGTACAGTTTGTATTGCAGAATGCTGGACCTGATCAGGCAAAGATCGGATTTAAGCTAGAAGACTTTGGTACATGGGTGGCGGAAAAGTCGGGTATGCCAGCAGAGTTAGTTAGAAGCCCAATTGAAAAGCAACAGATTATTCAAGCGGGAGCGCAAGCGGCTCAGTCGGGTATGCAAACGGGTGAATTACCAATGCAGGGACAAACTCAGGTATGAGTTGGGAAGAAATCGATAAAGCCTCAGTAGATACTGGGGCTTCTTCAAAACATAACGCCGAGAAAAGAGCGCAGGCTGCAGAACTAGCTAAGGCATATAACAGATGTTTTGGTAGTGATGATGGCAAGCGCGTGTTATCTGATCTTACGGCGCGCTTCATCTACAACAATGACACTCCATTCGCGTCTGAAAACGTTAATTATGAGGCGGCATATCATAATGGCGAATCAGGCGTTGTTAAGTTTGTCATCAATCAAATACAACAAGCAGAAATACTATGACTAAACAGGTTAAAAAACGGGCTGTAAAGGCTACCGCAAAAGTCCTCGTGGCTGACAGCGGGAAGAAATTTCTTGATGAAAAAGGTTTTGACATGAACTGGCTTGATAAACTTGCGGAGCAGTACAAGTTTGATCAGTTTGATTATGTTGCAAAGTTCTGCGCTTTCCGTTGTTACAAGGATGGGAAGCACGTTGAGTGGATTGACGTTAATGTATTGGCGTTGTTAAATGGTAAGCGCAAAATAACTGAGATTCTTAATAAACATACCCCGGTAGATAAAAGCCGAGCTATTATTGAATTACCTTGGAGATAACAATGAGTGAAGAACAGGCCGCAGTAGAAGAAACAACCAGCGATACCCTGCTTGATCCATCAGCCCCTACACTATCAGAGGGCGAATACTTTCTTTCTGATGGGATTAAAGGAACTGGCGATGTGCCTGAGTGGTATATTGCTGACAAGTACAAATCTGTATCAGAGCAAGCAAAAGCCTATACCGAATTAGAAAAGAAATTCGGTGGATTCAAAGGATCACCTAAAGACGGTTATGCAAACCCGGATGGAGTAGAGCCAGATGATGCTCTATTAAATGAGTTGCTAGAGTTTGCGAACGAAACCAATATGTCACAAGATGCATTCGGAAAGGCATGGGAGTTATTGACCGCCCAGGAGCAAGCAGTTTCTGAAGTCGATCAGGAAAATGAACTGGCTAAACTTGGCGATAACGCGCAACAAAGAATCAAAACTGTCGAAGGGTTTATGAAAAATAATCTAGACCCTGATACCTATGAGCAAGCGCGTGATCTAGTAACTTCTGCTGAAAGTGTACAGCTTATTGAGATGTTGGTAAAAGCTACCGCGCCTACAA